TTGTTGGGTGAAGATTCTTGTGTGGAAGCTTGACCAGAATACTTGATAGAACCGCCGTCAGCACGAACCATCTGTAACTCAACGTCAAACATGATCTCAGTCAATTGCTTGACTTCTTGATATGCTTGGGGATCACCACCAGCTTGCTCAACAGCACGGGCAGTACCAGTAGCACCAATCACAGTCGTGAAGATCTGTGTGTAGTTACCAAGGTTTGAACGTGTGTTAGAAGCAGCAGTAGTTGCGTCTACAGAAGCACCTTCCAACTTAGCGTTGATAGTAGGTGTGCGGAAATAGTCATTAGGCCAAATGTGCAAAGTCGAATTGATTTTGCGCTTTTTGGACATAGCCATGTTAGTGATAGGTGTGCGGTCTTTAACATAGTTAGAGACTGTCAAATCCATATCTTTAACAACGATGTCCGTTGCGTATGGGCCGTTACCGTTACCCAATGTGGTTGATGTAATTGTCGACATTTAAATACTCCTAAAGTTACTTGCGTTTTCTTTGTGACGCAAGCATGGTTGCTAAAAGATCCCTTTGAGCATTCTTATCGCCTTTTTGAGCACGTTTTTGAAGTTCTTCAGTTGGATCAGGCATTGATGTTTTGCTTTTTCCGATAACCTTACCAGAAGCAGCCAAACTACCACCTGCGTTTTTAACTTTGGGTCCTTCTCGGAACTTATAACCATCCCGAATTAAACTTAAAAGTTGTTCGTCACTAGATATCAAATCAATATTTGGTATGCCAGGGACAACCGCAGTATTTGCACCTTTCCATTCCTTTGCCAACTTTTCCCTTAATTCAGTAAAGTTAGCTTTGTTAGCCAATTCTTTATCCGTAAAAGCTTGCCTTGATTGCTCAATCATTTGTTGAACAAAAGCAGTTCTTTGGGCATAAAACTGGTCAACTTTAGGACGAGTCGTTTGGATGTACTGTGACTTCTCCTGAATAAGCTTTTCATTGGCTCTGATTGCAGCCTGTGCTTCAGCTTGTTGGGCAGGAGTCGTAGCACTTTGAAGGATTTGCTTCCATTCCTGGTTGTATTGTTGAAGAGTTACCAATTCTTCAGCAGTCTTTTGTAACTGCGGAGCAATTGTTAGCTCTAAACCAATCTGCAATCCGTCTAGTTCAGCCCTACGCTTCGCTTCAAACTCTTCAAACTCGGCTTTTTCAGCTTTAAGTTTGCGTGAATTTTCATCCAAAGCACTTGTTTGCCCAAGAAGAGTAGCCGCCTTTTTAGCCGTTAACTCAACAAAACCGCCTTCTGCGTTTTTATTGGGTATCCGAATCTTTAAATCGGGGTTATTTTCTGCAAAATCAAAGAAATTAACAGGTTCGTTGTCTCCAGAGGAGGACTCGCCTTCATTCTCTTTTTCTGCATCTTCTATAGGTTCACTTGCACTTTCTTCAGGTTCGCTCTCTTCATCAGGTTGCGCCTCAGGGGTAGGGGATGACTCCTCTACTTGTCCTGCTGGCGGTGGCGTACTACCTTGGGGCTGTGGATTGTTCCGTCTGTTGACGGCAATCATTTCAGCTATGGTAGCTACTGGATCGCCAGTTTGTTGGGTAACGGTCTCATTTGAGATAACGTCTGCCATAAGTTTATCCTATTCTTTAAAAATTGTTAACTTTTTTTGTCTAGTTCTGATTCAACAGCTTTTGACAAATACAATGTTTGTTCAATAAATTCAATGAAATCCCTTACGCCAGCGACATAATGGGAATCCCTGACTCTATCGAGATCCGTCTTATCATCTTCTAATCTCTCCAGTAAACTGAATCGGTATAGATTAAACATTAAGGCGAAATCTTGATTAGATAAAAGCCGTCTGGCAACATCTCCATTTTCAATGAACTTAGATTGCGTTTCGACTTTGTCACTTCTAATATCTCTTGGCTTTGTTCTTTGGTTAAAGTAGCCCGTTATATTGTCCAATAAACTTTTCATTTTCTTCCTTTAGTCCACTTGCACAGCCCTTAATTTGTCTCTTGAAGCAGCCAATGCCTCAAACATGTTGTCAGTGTCAATATCGTCAATTTTCTTTTTAATCAACGCAGTATTAGCCATAACCTCACCCACTTTGGCTTGATTAACCTTGGCTTTGGCTTCCATTTCTTGCTGTTCAGCGCCTGGGGGTTGTTGAGACTTGAGTTTTTGTATCTTCATCCACTCATCTTGCGTGGGTAAATAAGCGTCTACATGGCGAACACCTAAAGCTTCCAATGTGTCTTCATAAGGTCTACGCAATTTTTCAAACATTTCTGGCAATTCGGCAGGGATTTGAAGCATAGCTTGACCAAACTGTTGTTGTGCAGCAGTGATCAATTGCTGACGGGTTAGCCTGTTTTCCTCAGACATAAAGCCCATAGCCAAGTCGATATTGATCATCTTACGATCAATAAATTGGTAATTTTCTACCGCCATAGCATCTAAAAAACCTTGAGCTTCAGGGCACATGGCATGAGCCAATTGATGAATGTTGTAATCATCAGCGTATTGGATCATTGTTTTCCAAATCAAATGAATGACATCTTTTAGTCCAATAGCGCAATTTTTGACCATCTCATCTTGGATCAACTGATTTGGACCCATAGCAGTCTGAAGTTTAAACCCAGAATTGCCGTCTTTCATTACCTCAGGGTTTAACGTGTCTCCAGGCGATGTCATCCCGATCATTGACATTTTCTCGGCCTCAAAACGGCCCATAGCGCTTTCAACGTATTGAAGGTTACCTTGGAGTGGGGCAAACTCAAAAACGTGCTTCATGGGGTCAAATTTGCGGTCCAACACAAACATGGCTGATACACCACGTTGGATTTCTTCAGCATCTACAAAGTCAGGGTTTACACCTATTCTTGGAGTAGACGCTTGCATTGCAAATGACAACTCAGCCCTGCGGATACCAGTGGCGTATTCCTGCATGGGCACAAGGCGTTCAGCAAGGGAATATCCAAAGAAGTTGCCCACAATAGGCTTGGGACACATGTTAGCCAAAGGAATAAAGTCGACTTCCTTGGCGTAAATAACGTAAGACCCTGAATAACAAACTTCAATGATTTCTTCGTTGCCATCATCGTCTATGTCTTTGCGCACCCATGCGGTGGTCAACATCACAACTCTGGAATAACGGTCAGCACCCTGAGAAGCAATCACACCTTGACCAGGCACTGGCGTAGAATCACGGGCGTGTAGGGCTAGATCGTTCTCTAGCGCACCTGCTTGATAAGCTCCAGCAGGACCATAAGCAGCATGATCGGCAAATTGCTCAAGATCAATATAAGGATAAAGAACTTTGGCTTCATGGATGGTCATTGGCTCATAAAAGCCAATAAAGTCTTGATCAGAAATACGGGGAATTGTTGGGTTGCAAACAAAGTAATGTTGAGCAACGTGACGAACTCTGATGTTGGTTGAATAGCCAGTTAATTTGTATTTAGCTCTGTAGATTGTGTTGTTTTTAATGGCTTCGTTTAATTCTTGTCCTGGCGTTTCTTGTTGGTCTTCAGTTTCATCAGGTTGCATTACTTCTTGCATAATGCCTTGCATATCAACGTCAACTTTACGCATGTTTTGACGCTTAGATTCCAAACCTTTTTCAGCAGTCAAAATCTCAAAAGATCTCAGTTGGTCACGGGTTCCAGTAACCTCTTTGTACATTGTGATTGGCTCACGAATTGGCATAACCATTACAATACCGTTTTTGTGAAGTAGGGCATCTTGCGCCCAATCTCTTACAACCGCATAAGCATCGTTTTTGTCATTTAAAAAATGCATGACCATTTCTTGGGCTTGTTCAGCTCCCATTTGGTCATTTTCATTTAAACGCTCAAATTCAAAATTTACACGACCGTCAGGCATCAAACATTTGGTAATTACAGCAGTTGCGTAATCAATTCCAGGCGTAACGATAGGGGCAATGTAGTCAATGCCCCTTACTGGCTCGGTAGAGTTGGATACGGGAATCTGAAGATAGTGGTAATCAGAAAATCGGTTGTAAGTGTTCTTAGACTGGGTTAGACGGAGGTAATCAACCATCTTGACGTAGACTTCGTGGGCCACTTTTTCGACCATACCACGATGGCCTGACTCACTGGCTAAGTTAATAACGACTACGTTTTTTTGGTCTAACATGTTATATCCTTTGGATCTTTCCCTCTACGGGAGTAAATCGTTTAGCCTCAAAAGTGTTAGCACGACTCACCGTTGCTTCCCCATGCCCCTGAATCAATGCCAAAATGCCAATCCTTGCGGAGTCAATATGGTCATCAGGATCACTGAACCTGCCTTGTGCGTCAATTGCGTAATTTCGGCATTCGTCTAAAAACTTCTTACAACTTTCGTGAATCATAAGCGTTTTTCGCTCAAATCCCATACGCATTATATTGATTCCGTAAGATTTATGGTTAGTTACTTTGCCTTGATCATTGGCTGGGTTAAGGATTGCACCTGGGATGCAATTAAGGCCATAGTTATCTTCAAATACTTCTCTAACGCTCTGTTCCGTAAGTGTATATCGCCCTGCCGTTGCCGCATCATGGGGTAGCGCAATCGGAACACCTTTTGATTCTCTATCGAGCAAGTAATGAATGTATTCATCAGGCGTTTCCCCCGAGGGGACTTCAACTTGTCTGTGGAGGTATATAACCTCTTCGACAGGATCACGAAAAAAGAACGAGA